ATTAGGTGAGAGACTTTATCCAAATTTAATGTTGGATTTGCTGGATGACCTAATTCACCCAACGATCTTTTCTCGTCAATCAATTTCTGATAACGGACTAGTTCCTTTTCCATAATGTCGCGCTTGTATAAACGTCCATTACGATTTGGTTGTTCTGTCTGCATAAAGATGCCTTCAATATAGACATTCTTGCCACCAGATTGTTTATCTTCTACAATATATGTAATATCGTGTGCGGCTTCTGTAATTAATCTCATTTTAATTCTCCGTATTAATTAGGTGATAATGCGTTAAAATCTGGACCTAAGTATCCTGTATTTTTGCCCAATACCAAATAAACCATTCCGCCAGCTGGGGGTAAAATAACGGTCACATTTGAATCTGCGCCAACATTATCAACAAACCCTGAATCTTGCGACAGTTCCCATTCTGACGCGCCACCATATAATATCATTACATTAGTTGCAGATGCAGCACTTACACCTCGTTGAACTAAAATTGGCGCAGAAGTTGCGCCGTCAGTGCTCCACAAAACACTTGTAATTGTTACGTTTGTGTTATTGAACCCTTGAAATGTTTCTTCAGGTTGCTTTAGATCTGCTCGTAAATCTACATTGGCATATCCGTTGCCAATAAATTTAACAACTGCTTGTTGTCTAACATTCTTAAGAATTGTTTTTGTTACCGCCATTTTAGCCTCTTAATTTAATCGCCTGTATATTGGCCTGGTTTTTTACTTGCATAATATGAACTAGCAGAACTCATGTCTACTTTATCTTCAGGTTTCGATGTTTTAGATGGATACCTTTTTTTGTATGCCTTCTTGATACCTTTATCTATTTTTTCTTTTTTTGTAACTTGTTTTCATAACTTTGTTCAAATGATGCAACTTGCATTGCTCCTTTTGATTTATTTGATTTCATCCATGCCTCATATTCAGACATATCGTGGAATTTTTTTCCAGTAATCTTTTGCTTTACTTGGTCTTTATCTGCAGTATCAAAATATTTTTTCATATCAGAAATTCTAGCAGAAACAGTAGGTTTGGTCTTTTTGCCAAACGATAAAGTCAATTCATCTATTGAGTCTTCTTTCACTGGGCCACGGCAATCAGGAACTGGTTTACCATTTTTGCCCTTCTTCATGCCAAATTGTTTATAGTTGTCCCAACAAGGATCTTTATCCTCATCAATTCGACGAACTTGGTGTGCATATCCGCCGTATGCGTTATCTTTTTTATCCGCTGCTCGAGTTGCAGCTTTCAAAGAGGTATATTTACCAACAATATTGCCTGTTTTGTTATGTACAACCTTGTGTGTATATTCTTTATTCGTATTTTCATCAATTTCAGTTGCCATATAATTTGAAACGGTTAAAATATAATCTTCGGCAAGAGTAATTTTTGATTGAACCCACTCAGGAAGATTATCATTGTCTTTTAACATATCATGTACTTTTTGGGCATTCATGACAATACTCTGTAGTTGACTGCGAGCCATGTCGCCTTCGTAATCATATTCTGTTTTTTCTTTAGCTTCTTTAACTTCTGAAGCGTGATGCTTTGATAATTCAAATGTGAACTTACCTGCTTGTATTGGCATACCGGTATGAATAGCTTGATGCTTAACATCTGTACCATGAATAGCATTAGCAACAGATAAATTAGCATGAGTATGAATATTTCCTTCAGCATCTTTTACAACAACAAGCGGATCTTCATGCGTTGTTTTAATTTCTTCAGTAACACTTTTCATACCTTGTTTCGCCAAGTGTTTTGCTACATTTTTAATAGGATTCCCAAATTGATCTTTTCTTTCACCTGTGGGAACATTTGGTTCAAACGGAGGATTTTCGTTTTCAGCTCTTTTACGAATAGCAGTTGTTACTCCGCCAATTGCTTTTATGCTTTTAGGAATACCTGTTTGAGTATTGCCTCTAGAAGGACCTGTTGCAACTTTAGTAATATAGGAATCTAATGTATCTGTTTTCAATTCATCAATATAGGTAATTTCATCAAGATTTTCTTCAGCAACTCTTTTAGCAGTTGACGGCAAATGTTGTTTTAATTGCATTATTGCGTGATCATGGTTAGAAGTAGCGTTATGATTACCACCTTTTTTCTTGATGGAGTCTCTTTCTTTTTCTAAATCATGAACCACGTTCGAGAGGTTTTTCCCATGATGTTTAGCTACACCGGACCAAGTATTACTATCAACGCTACTAACGTGCTTCCACATCTTTGGATGCTCTTCACCGGAGTCTTCATATTCCTCATCAAGATTTTCTTCAGCAACTCTTTTAGCAGCTGCTGTAGCAATCGCCATTTTTTTACCCATTGGCATACCTGGATTCTCACGCTCCATTGCCATGGCAATTTCCTCTCGCTTTTTCTTTTCAGCGGGAGTAAGAGTTTTTTCTGCTAAATCTAATCTTAGTGTGTTAAACTTCTTCATTTTCCTTGCCTATGCTAGATGCAATTTCTTGTTTTTTATCATCTAATGCGGAGGATAATTTAAATCCCAACGCATCATTGAATCTATTAACAGCGTCATTCGAGCGATCTGCAAGAATGTCGTCTACCATATGTCTAAGAACTTCTGATGTATCCATAATTTTACTCCGTTTGATTATTTATAGGCGGCTGAACTGGTTGTCCGTCCACTCCAATTGTAGGTGAAGGTTCTGCCTCCATCTGCGATTCCATTGTTTCAATTTCCTCATCAGTAAAACGTAATACACTTTTCATGATGTATTCTTTACTGAAATATGTTCCGACAAACGGTTGCATCTGATTTACTAAATCAATACGATTACGTAAATTTTCTGCCTCCTTCATTTCCTCAAAATACTGATCTTGAGCAAATTTATATTGAATATGTTCTTTTAATTCTACCCAATCTTGTTCAGTAATAACACCGGTCAAGATTAATTGTGTCTTTAAAATATCATTAAATAACATACTAAATTTCTTGCGGAGTCTTCCCACAAATTTAGCAAATTTTAATTCATCCCTAGTAATCTCTGTTGCTCTACCAAATGAAATACCCTGTTGAGGTTGCATTCTTGATAAAGGGACATTCAATGCCTGATATAATTTATTCTGAAAATAATTAATATCATCAATCTGACCTAGATTTTCACCACCTGGTAATGTAGTAATCTCAGTACCACGACCACCTTCTCTGCGAGGTAACCAAAAGTCTTCAAGCATTGACATAAATTTACGATCATCTCTGATTTCGCCTGTAGCAGAATCATAAACAATCTTATTACGATACCGAGCCATAATATCTTTTAAATATTGCTCAGCTTTTAACTTTGGCAAATTGCCAACGTCAATATAAAATATTCTTCTTTCAGGTGCTCTAGCTAATCTATAAATGACTAACGCATCCTCCATCATCTTTAATTGGTTAACCGGTTTAATTGCCTTATGCAAATAACTCAGTACCACATTTTTTTCAGAATCATTTAGCCCAGATGGAATATAACTAACTGAATCTGTTGAAATTTTAATTCCCTGATTACTACCAGGAGAAGTTGTAGTATAATTTGGCTGATAATTAATACCTTTTTCATTGTAAATGAAAAATTCTTCAATAGATTTAATTAAATCAATTCCAGTCTTTTGATCTTTATCCTTTTTAATTTCGCGAACTTTGCGAATTTTGCGAGGATCAATCTGTCTTAACTCAATAATACCTCTTTTAGGATTCTTCTCGTCAATAATCTTTTGATAATAAATTCTACCATCAACATACCATCTACGAAAAATATCAAAGCCCTTAAGGTTGAATCCAAGCAATCTAACAATAGTATTAAATTGATCTTGCATTGCCTTCTTAATATTATCGGGCAAATCAAGAGCATCTACATTAAGTTGTACTGCCGCTTCATCATCAACTGCTGCAATTGCTTCTGTAACAATTTCATCAATTGCCGTAGAACAATCAGCATACATAGATGCTTCACGATATCGTGTAATTAATTCTGCTTCTGATTTGGCAGTAGCATCCATTTCAAGATAAGTGCCAAAGTAGCCACCACCTTGAACAGTTGCTGTGCCATCGTCAGTAGTAGGCGGCACGAACGATTGTGTTCGTGCCATCTTGCTCACATCATCACCTCGGGTAATTGTGTACCCAAATAAATTTATTGCCATTATTTAAATTCCAAAATATTAATTAATAAAAGACTGTGGGCTGAACACATCAAAATGTTGGTATTGGAATGTTGCACCAAATGTTGACAATTGATCGTTCGCAGAAAAGTCTAATCCTACGGGGGATATATCAGTAGGGAATGCGCCAAAAAGGCGATACGTTCTTAATGTTGCGCCTGCTCTATCTAACTGAGTAACAATTATAATTGCTTGATACTGCTCAGGATTGGTAACACCTGTTTTTCTAGAATTGCTTTCTATAGAATTCATCCAGCGTTCTAATCCATCTCTTAATTGAAAATCGGTATCATTAAGAATAGTGCAGCTAAACGGTGCGAATACTTTATCGCCCGCCAATTTAACTTCTCGTCCTCTGTAATAAACAGGGGTTACTCCAATTGTTTGACCGGGCAATTCTGCTACAGTAACTAAAAAGTTACTTGGTCTTGCATATGCTTGATTCAATGCGATAAGTGCAGGAGGAAATGTAATTGTAACCTGAAACTGATTGGGGCGTGCGCCACCATTCTTTAGGGTAGATTTAAAAGTATTAATATCGAATGTCGTTGCCATTTATTTTCTCCTTATTAAGCGCCAACTTCTTCAAAAGAAATTCCTGATCTTGCAGCAACAAATGTGAGGGATATAAAATTAATAGAACGAGCAGGTTTAACAAAAATGTCAGCTCTGAATTCGTTTCTATCAATCACATCACCAGTGTTGTTTGTTTCGTCACAAATAACTTTAAAGTCTGAAATGCCTCGGCGACCTTGAACATCTCGTAAGAATGGTTCTACTAGATTTGTAAATTGTGCTCTGGTAAATGGATCGTTAAATTCGAATAATTGGAATTTTGATGCAGTTGCAATAGCTTTTTCTAAAACAATAAACAATCTGCGAACATTGATTCTATCAAACGCGCTAGGTTTTGCTAACATTGTTTTATCACCAAACAAGACTGTTCCTTGTCCAGGGAATGCTACAACAGGATTGACACCTGCTTTGTATAGTGTATCTCTATCTGTTTTAGAAGGATTGAATGCTAGTTTAACAACATTTCTAATTTGACCTCGGCTAAACCCGCCTGGGCTAAACCATGATTCAGAAACATCGTCTGTTCTTGCACATATACCAGCAATATCGCCATTTAATGGGATCCAACGATATTTGTCGTTGTAACGATCATACTGATACTTCCAACCAGAATCCATAACAGCATAACTTGAATTTACACCGCCATTTGTTGTAGAAGAATTTCTCCAGTTTACAACATTTGTTGCTTGAGCTGAAGGAGTTACATTAACAACTGATTCCAAGCTAGGAGATAAGAATACAACGCAATCTTTTCTATCTTCTGCAATTGCTACAGCTGTACTAACAATGGATGCTGTATTGCTCCATGGTCCTAATGGTATTAAACTTACATCATACAATTCGTCATTACCAAATAAACTAAATCCGGAAATCACGTTTCCTGCAGTAATATTTGCCTCGTCAGAAACACCGTTTGACAATGAAACTGATACGGTTGTACTTAAATTACCAAACATTCTACCTGCAACAGAAGATCCCCAACCGATAGTATTACCAGTTGTTGAAATCGGGTGATCTATAGACCAAACATATGCTGATTGATTATTAACTACATCTTTGTAGTAGTTTGAAGAACCATCTGTATTTTTAGCATCTGATGCTTTTGAGACATACGGATATTTCTCTAACACAGTATTTCTAATACCAGACCAAGCACCATCTTCGTCAATAACAATAACGTGTAGCTCATCGTTACTACCAGATAATGCTGATGCATATGTGGAAGTTCCAGGAGCACTATTAAATTCTGATTGATATGGCCATGCGTTTCCAGCAAATCCATTATATGCAGCCCAGGTATTAGCATCAACCATTGCAACTTTTAATGAATTTCCCAAATCTCCTGGATATTTGGCAGCAAATTCTCCCAACCCATATCCACCGATTGATCGAGAGCTTAAAAAATCATCAGTATTTTTAATTACAATTGCGTTTGCGCTTGCGTTTGCAATTGCGTTTTTAGCGACGCTTTCGTTCACAACACGAACTAGTTTTAAATTATTACCATATGATAAAAAGTTTGCTGCAGTAAAAAATGATGCAAAATTAACGTCATTAGGTCCGCCGAAATATTTTACTAAATTATTTTCGGAATCGACGGTGGTAACTTCCCCAACAGGTCCCCATTGGAAGGCGCCAGCGAATGCGCCGGCCGAAGTAGCAACAGAAGGGACTATTGCAGTTAAATCCTTTTCTTGTACTAATACGCCAGGTGAAAGCTGAAATGCCATCTTATTCTCCTTAAAGATTTACATAGTTTAATAACTATTTTGATTACTATTTATTTATAAGTATAAGTTTTTAGACATTTTCCATCCATTTAGTTTTAAGTTTTTCCAGTTCTTTTGCAGGATCAGCTGAAAACCATAGATCGTCACCCATTACCACCGGCTCCTCCTTTTGCTGGAGCCCATCATTAACTATACCAAAAGGAGTTAGATTCTCCTCGATTTGTTTAAATTGTTCTTCGTATAGTGCTTTTCTCAGATTTGAATCTGTTAAATCTTTGAAGAACGGTTCGTTTGTTGCCCATGAGAATAACACCAAGCACATTACCAAATCGTCATGATACCCCTCGTCTGCCTTGTGTGTTCCTCGAACTTCAATAAATGTGGATATTTCCTCAATTATCTCTGGATCATGGATTAGTAGCTTTGTTCCTTCAACTAAACTCTTAAAGGTTGTGCATCCTAATCGCTTTACTTGTTTAGTTGTTCTGACACCAAGAGTCGCACCTGGAGTAAATCCACCAGACAAATATTGTCCCGATTTACTACTACTTCCAACAAAGAATACGTTTTCGTATTCTAGATCAGTATACAAGGAATCTGCTACTTGTTGTCCGTTATCGTTGATCTCTACTAAACAGTATGCCTTGTGGTAATCTTTAGCTACTTTTTCTATAATGTTGGGAAATAACAACGGACTTATTCTGTTACTTCGATATTTAGCAACAACTTTAAATGGGTACGAAGTAATGTCTTGAACCGTAAATGCTGAGTAATCTCCACCGACACCGCGCGATGTATCTGCCACAAGCATATATACGTGACCTTCTTCTGGCTCCTCAAGAACATCCAATCCCTCGTTTGAATAAACAAATTGTTTTGTAGACATTCTTCCAATAGTATCTGGATTAATTAGTGTGTTAGAAGATCCGAGGAATCTGCATAAAACTTCCTGATTGAACTTTAATTCGCCCAACATTGACTTCTGTTCATTGGCCCATTTCTCATCTCTACCCGGGATTCTACTGTAAGGAATAAACAATGGCACAAACCCATTTAGACCCTGTTCAGCTTCATTCCAGAACTTCCAGAAGTGATTATAACCTAGCGGAGTAGATGTTAAAAGAATCTTCGTAGTATTACCAGCAGAAATTGTTGGGTACACAGAAGTAAAGAAGTCTTCTGCAACATTGTTTGGAATAATAGCAGCTTCGTCAATATACAACCAGTTTACAGATTTACCACGAATACCAGATGAGCTTGTTGCCGCAGTAAATACTTTAGATCCATTCTCAAGTTCAATATCGCCCTTGTTGAATGTTTTAACACCTTGCTGCATCCACATAGGAAGCATCTCATACATTAGTTCGTATCGAGAAAGAACCTCGCGCGCGGCCGAAGATTTGTTTGCCAGTATAGCAACTGTTTTGTTTTCTTGGAATAACGTGTACCAAAGAATACATGCTGCAGATGTAATAGTCTTACCTTGTTGGCGACCTTCCATCAGAATAACTTTACGATTATTAAGTATAACATCTACTTTTTCTTTTTGACATTCGTAAAGTTTAAAATCAATTAGACCACGATCCAATGATACAATCTTGCAGTAGTTTTCTATGAAATAGATAGGGTCACTCATACAACGCATAAGTTCTTTAACTTGCTCAGCGGAGTATGATTCTACGGTTCCAATTGGTTTAAGATTGGGATTACCGTTATATGATATTTGTTTACTGGTCAATTGTTTTTCCGTCGTCTTTTTTGCCAAGCATCTTCATTAACTCTGCGGTAGATCCTGCAAATACTACATTATTATTCGTAATATTTTTAACACTATCGGGTTCGTCTTTTTTCAAATCTTTGACCTTCTTTTGGAGATCCATTAAGTCTTTTGCTACATCAGAAACAGTCTTAATTAATTGGCCTGCTACTTCGTATGTTCTTGGATGCTCAGAATTTTTAGCAAGTTCAATCATCTGATCTAATGTATCTTCACTTTTATGTATAAGATTTCTTAGGGTGCTTCTAGCCAACAAGTAATCATCTTCTTGGTCAATATTTCGTCTTTGTGTGTCATTAACTATTGTAGGAACAGACGCCATGTGTTCTGGCTCTGCAGACTTTAAATCAAACAACGTATCTAATTCAGGAATTTTTTTCATTAAAAATCTTCAAATGTATCTGTGAATCCTATATCATCACCAGGTTTAGCGGTTAATGGGTCAGGTTCAACTGTAACTCTAACTTGTCTTTGTGTAAGGTCTGCTTTATTATAAGTAGTGGTAACAACTTTTTTAATAACACCTTGTTTATTAACAGGTCCATAAAAATTAAGTTTCATCGTAAAAGACAATGTCCAAATTATAGTTCTTCTATCATCAAACTCACCCTCATAATTATCTTCAAATGATACTTGATCTAATATAATAGGTAAATCATTTTTAATATTTAACTGTGGGATTGATTTCATAGTTAAATTATAATCAGGATTAAAGTATGGTAAAATTTGTTCTACAATTTGTAGACCATCATCTTGATTCTTAACGTATATATACAATTGCACATTGATATTATACGGAGTAGGTGCGTATTGCGCATCCAATGTAGAATTTGAAGAATTAACTGCTCTATTTTGTTGAACGGGACTTATTTTTCGATTAAAGTCGTATGCTAATGTTGACATTTCAAATGCCATTCTTGGCACAATAATTTGTACTTGTCTGTCGTCAACATTAGGGCGTTGTTGAATTCGAGCTAAAGCCTTTGCCTTGCCTGCATAAGACAAGGGCACTTTTAAAATTTGTATTATATTACCGTCGGCATCTCTGCGTTCAACATTAATATTGTTGAACATATTACCAAACGCAATAATTGCTTTACGAATGGTGCCCCAATAAAATCTTTGATCTAACATTATTTAAATGCCTCTCCGAATGGATTTCGTTCGCTGAAATCTAAAATGTCTGTAATGTTAGTATCAAAATCTTCGTTTCGTGCACCAGCATCCTCAGCGTGTATTGTGGAATATGTTTCGTTGACGAGTGGAGATTCGCTATTATATTCAAGCAATATCTCATCGCCATTTTCTTGTAACAATCCAAAATTACGAATATCCTCATTTATCTCATCAGGATAAGTATCAATTTCAGCAATACCAGTATTAATAACTTCGCTTGAGAACTGCATCAATTCGCAGGTTAATCTGTAAACATAAAGTTTACCAACTTGATAGAATGGTTTATCGCCCTCTACCTTACGTATTTCAAAATATGATTTTGTCAATGGGAAGAATAAAATGTCGCCTTCAGCTGGTCTAATAG